ACAAACAAAAACGGTCCTTGGAGTTGAGGTGGCAGCTGGAGTATGAGCAAGAAGGTAAATATACTCTGGATATGGTCAGAATTGATAACAAAATTAAAGAAGTTATTAAGGAGATCAAACTCGAGGAAAATAAGATTGCAGATAGAGAAAATGCAATATTTAGCTCTGCCCCTAGCGTTTCTGTGGCTACGTAAATAAACGCCATATCGCTGAAAATCGTACTTTCATCTTAAGGATCTCTTGCACTTCACACAAAAATCATATATACTTTTATTACTATACAATTATTAATTAGAATACTGACGCGTATAGTCGACGGCCTAGAGACAGTATTTAAAAACTAGGAGGATATAATTATGGCAAATACAACTTTTAACGGTCCAGTACGATCTGAAAATGGATTTACTGATATCGCTAAAGACTCATTAGGAAATGTTATCACAAACATGAAACTGGAGCAGTACACTGCTACAGTAACTGTTGCTAACGGTGATACAACTGGAAAAGAAAGTTCAATCGGAATGCCGACAAACTTTATTCCATTGGCATGTACTGTTGTAGTAACAGTAGCAGCGACAAACGCAGTTAATCTTGATGATGTAGGATCAGATGCTGATACAGACGGTTACTTAGATGGAATCGGAAGTACTTGTGCAGTAAATTCTACAGGATTCAAAGGATTCTGGGTTTTAAATGGTGCACTAGGATTCATTGACTTAGGAGCTGGTGTTGTTGCAACAAGTTCAACACCTGATGAAGTTGAAGTAGTTTTAAGTGGAGACCCAGGAGCTACGGGCTGTACTTTAAAATTGAAATTCTTTGGAATTTCTAGTACTTCAGACACAGCGTAGTAAAATAATGTGAGCTCCTTCGGGAGCTCACAAACAGGAGAAAAATATGGGTACATATGTAAGTAATGTAAAAACAACTAGATTAACTTCTTCAGGCGCAATTTTTGCAGGACCTTGTAGAATTTTAGGAATTTATTATGTTGCAGACACAACTGCAGGATCTATCACTATAAAAGATGGTGGTGGTTCAGGAACAAGTGTCGCAGTATTTGATACACCTAAAGGAGCTGCTGCTAATGCAGGAGAAAATTGGGTTCAATATATTCCAATTCCAGGTGATGGAATTAGATGCGAAACTAGTGGTTATGCAACTTTAAGCGGTGTAGCAAAAGTTACTATTATTTTTGGGTAGGAGGCTAAATGGCTAACACTACTTCGGGAACAGTAACGTTCGACAAAACATTTGCTATTGATGAAATTATTGAAGAAGCATACGAACGTATTGGTATGCAAGGTACTTCTGGCTATCAATTAAAAACAGCCAGAAGATCACTTAATATTTTATTTCAAGAATGGGGAAATAGAGGTATTCATTTTTGGGAAGTAGGTGATACCAATATAGATTTTGTTGAAGGTCAAGCTACTTATACTTTTTACAGAGCAACAGGAGATGGTACAAGTTCAACAACAGCAGGTGGAACTACAGGTGCTTCTACTTATGGTTTATCTGATGTATTAGAAGCTACATATAGACAGAATTACAATACAACTTCCGAATCAGATTCATCAATGACTAAAATTGATAGATCAACATATTCAGCTTTAGCTAATAAATTATCAAAAGGAACACCTAATCAATTTTGGGTTCAAAGATTTATAGATAAAACTACAGTAACTTTTTATCCAACACCAAATTCAACTGCAGCATCCAACTATGCTCATATTTATTTTGTTAAAAGAATTCAAGATGCAGGAGACTATACTAATGCAACAGATGTTCCGTACAGATTTGTTCCGTGTATGTCTTCAGGATTAGCTTTTTATTTAAGTCAAAAATATAATCCAGAGATGACACAAAATTTAAAACTACTTTATGAAGATGAACTAGCAAGAGCTTTATCTGAAGATGGTTCACCATCTAGTAGTTACATAACCCCTAAAACTTACTTTCCGAGTATATAATGGCTAAATTTGCAGGAGGAAAATACGCACTAGCAATTTCAGACAGAAGTGGAATGCAATTTCCATATCTAGAAATGGTTAAAGAATGGACAGGTGCATGGGTTCATTATTCAGAGTTTGAACCTAAACAACCACAAATTAGTCCACGACCCATTATTGCTGATCCCCAAGGATTACAACATGTTAGACCATCAAGAACAGCTTTTCCAACACCTACTATTTTAGATGATGATCCTTTTAGTGCTGTTGCGTCAGATGCAACAATTACAGTTTACGAAGAAGATCATGGAAGATCTGCAGGAGATGCTGTTAGATTTACACAAGTAAAAGATATAGTAGGAGGTGTATCAATTGAAAGATTTGAATTAGATACTACTTTATCAGGAAATATAACAGATTCAGCTACTACAATTGGATTAACAAGTGCAACTAATTTTCCTAATAGTACAGGATATATTGTAATTGAAAAAATTGATACAGATAGTACTTCAGCTACATATGGTGAAGACATAAGTGAAACTATAAAATATACTGGAGTATCAGGAAATAATTTAACAGGATGTACAAGAGGAACAGCTGCTCCTTCTTATGGAAAAACTCCATTAAATACTACAGCTACTACACATAGTAGTGGAGCTAAAGTGTATGGTTCTTTTATTATTACACCTGTAGATGAAACAATTGCAAACGCAGGAGTTCCTGCTACAATTACTGTTAGCAACAAATATACTTTTGAATTAGCAGCAACAGCTGGAAGTTCACAACGTGGAGGAGGCACAATGGTTTTCGGTGGACCCGTAAACCAGAGACCATAATATGGCAGGATATAATTACGCAAATTTAGTTACAGCAATTAGAAATTGGACAGAAACAGATAGTAATGTTTTAACAGCAGCTATATTAAATGAAATAATAGAACAAGCTGAATATAGAATAATGAGAGATGTACCAATTGACGCAGATAGAAAACAAGCAAAAAACAGATTTGTCACAGGACAACAAACTATAAACTGTCCAGCAGGATGTTTATTTACTAGAGGAATTCAAGTTTATACAAGCACAGATGGTACTACTATTTCAGGAGCTAATTCTTGGTTAGAGAAAAAAGATCAAACTTATTTAAATGAATATATAGCAGCTAATACATCTACAGGAACTCCTAAATATTATGCTCAATTTGGAGGTGCTACTGGTACTACAGATACAACATCAGGTACTTATATGGTAGCTCCTGTTCCAAGTGCTACTTTTACATTTCAGGTTCATTATAATGCCATGCCTACTAGCTTAGTGACTGCTACTAGTGGAACTTATATTAGTCAAAACTTTGGAAATGGCTTATTATATGCGTGTTTAGTAGAAGCCTTTTCTTTCTTAAAAGGCCCTATAGACATGTTGACATTATATGAGCAAAAGTATAATAATGTACTAACTAAATTTGCTGCAGAGCAAATTGGGAGAAGAAGACGAGATGATTATACGGATGGAACTATTCGTATACCAGTACCGTCTCCAACTCCATAAGGAGATATAAATTATGGCAATAACATCGGCGATTTGTTCAAGTTTTAAACAAGAACTATTACAAGGAAAGCATAACTTTAGTTCATCAAGTGGTGATTCTTTTAAAATTGCTTTGTTTGATAGTAGTGCTACTTTAGGTGCTTCTACAACTGACTATTCTACTTCTGAAGAAATTACAAATACTTCGGGAACTGCATATACAGCAGGCGGAAAAGCATTAACAAATACTGGAGTAGGTTTAACTTCTACAACTGCATTTACAGATTTTTCTGATGTATCTTGGACTTCTGCTTCTTTTACAGCTAATGGTGCTTTGATTTACAACACAACTACTGGAACTGATACAAGTACTACTGACGCTGTATGTGCAATTGCATTTGGATCTGATAAAACAGCAACTTCTGGAACTTTTACAATTCAATTCCCAGCAAACGATTCATCGAACGCTATTATAAGATTAGCATAGGAGGTCACCTATGTCAGTAAACTCAGGATGGGGAAGATTAACCTGGGGCCAAGCTCAATGGAACGAAGATAGTGCTCTTGCTACTGGTTGGGGTGCTAAATCATGGGGTGATGGTGAATGGGGAAATCTAGCTGATGAAACAGTAACTCTTACTGGTTTTTCTATTACTTCTACATTAAATGATTCTGTTACAGTTACAGGAACTGCTTTAGTAGAGCCTACTGGTATTTCATTTACTTCTACATTAGGAACACCAACAGCAGTTGTTGATGTATCTTTAGAAACAGCTAACTTTTTAATTAATTCTACACAAGGATATATTACTACTCAAGTTGATGTTGATGTAACACCTACAGGAATATCTTTTGGTTCAGCAGTAGGTGTTATTGATCCTGCAGATCAAATAATGGGTCTAACAGGATTAGAAACAACCGTTGAACAAGGAACAGCTGTAGCTCCTAATGAAGATGTATCAGTAACAGGTTATCAAATAACTTCTGAAATGGGTACTCCGGTATTCATCAATGAGGTTGTAGTTCAACCTACAGGTTTTGGATTAAGTACTACATTAGGTTCTGTAACAGTTCCTAATGATGCAGCTGCATTAACTGGGTTTGAAATAGAGTCTAATTTAGGTATTATTGTAGGTACTGGATCAGTATCTGTTCCTATAACGGGAATAGCTATGACTTCAACATTAGGCACTGTTCCAGAATTACCAGATCAAATAGTTGGATTTAGTGGACTTTCTTCAAGTACTAGCATCGGATCTGTAGATTTACCAGATCAAGTAGTTGGTATAACAGGTCTTTCTATGTCCTTGACTTTTAACCCTGCTACTACTAATGTATGGATGGATGTTGACACAGGAACTACAAGAAGTTATAGTGATGTAGATACTGGAACTGATAGAAGTTATTCTGATGTTTCTAAAGGAACAACAAGAAGCTATACGGACGTGGCAGCATAGGAGAAAATTATGGCATCAACATACACACCTTTAGGTGTAGAATTAATGGCAACCGGTGAAAATGCCGGTACATGGGGTACAAAAACTAATAC